TTGTGAATTTCATAATTGCAACGCGCTCACCATCCATGAGCGTTTGACTTGCGACTGCATCAGCCATATTTTTCTCCAATTAAAAGCGGGGGCCGAAGCCCCCGCCTTGATTACACTCGTCCGCCTCGTTTGAAGGTGCCAGACTGTCTGTCGTTGCTTACAGGCTGACTGGCTGGCTTCGATCCTTGGGGCATTGCTACGGCGCGACCAGTGTCGTTAACACTGCCCCCCGTAGCGTAGTGCTTTTTTGCAGCACCGCCTTTTTTGAAGCCACCGCCGTTGCCTTCTTTGACACCGCCAGTAGTTTTATTGGTCACACCGGGAGGTGTGCCATTGGCAGGACGATTTTCCCAATCTACCGAGCCGCCACCTTTGTAGCCGCCAGCGTTTTGCTCTTTTACGCCGCCAGTTCCATTAGCCTTGTCAGCCTTGGCTTGGTAGACCTTAGTAGTAGCGTAATCGCCATAAGACTCTTCAGATGGGATAGAACCGCCAGAAGCCATCTTCTTGGCTTTGCCGCCCTTCTTAAAGCCGCCAGCATTGCTTTCTTTAACGCCACCAGTACCGTTGGCTTTATCAGCCTTAGCGGAATAGACCTTAGTGGTGTCATAGTTACCATAAGATTCCTCCGAAGGAATAGTGCCGCCAGTAGCGTACTTACCACCCTTCTTCAGTTTCAAATCGGTGCCTTTGCCGCCTTTGTGCTCTTGCTTGTCGTGCTGCTTGAAAGCCTTCTTGATCATGGCTTTGTCTTGCGCCATGTCCATGTCTTTGCTCTCAGCCTTGCCACCCTTCTTCATGGTGTTACCCATAGGAGGAGCAAGCGGAGGCCCCATAGTGGGCTTAGGAGCCATCTTGGCCATCATGGCCTTGCGACGCATAGCCATCGAAGGACGACCGGGAGAAGCCACAGGAGCGTTGAGGGCAGGACGGCCAACCAATGCTGGCGTACCAGCAAGAGCGCCCATCACGCCGCCATCCATCATGTGATGCATCTTCTTGTGACCAGCCTCTGCCTTAGCAGCGCCGCCCTTTTTGAAGTTCACATGGCCGCCCTTTTTGAGTTTCAACTCAACTGTAGGCTCAGTGGTCTCCATTTTCACCATTGGTTTAAATTGTCCCATGTCGCTCTCCTTTAGGCTTGGGTTACGCCAAGAGCGCCAACGCGAGTAGCGTTCGGGCCAATAGCGATACCGGGCAATGCAATGGTCATCACTGTACGAACAGTACCGTCCGAAGCAGTAGCAGGCGTATAGGTTCCGCGAACGTCACCAGTAGTTGCAGTGGCAGTAGCCATATCAGCGGCAACAAAAGTGCCAGCGTCTTGGGCCAATGTGTTGTTACTCTTTACGCTTGTGACGTAAGCCACGTTGAACACGCGAACGGGCAAACCTAACTTATCGCTTGTTCCAACCACAGCGGCGGTTGCAGAACCTGCAATCGTTACACCAGAGATTTGGAAAAATGCCTTCAAACCAGTAACAGCAGTTCCAGCGGTAGCAACGGTAATGGTTTCAGTCATCGCTTGGCCGTAGTAATCGTAACCACTAACGGTAAAAGCACGAGCAGTTGTTGAGCAGTTCACTTTGATTGCGCGTGGCAAATCAAGTTGAATTACAGTTGTACCGTTGTTGAGAACAACAGACTTGGCTGAAGTGCCAGCAGTAAGCGTCAGTGAGCCAGCGCCAGAAGGTGCTTGCGATGCGGCGATGTTGTTGGTTATAGCGGCTTGAGGGATAACATCCCAAATGTAGACGCGACCAACAGGGCCAATACCCAAATCCATAGGAGAGGGGTCATCAAACGCGATGTTGCCATGCGCGTACATTGTGGTGCTAGATGCAGTCACAGATTGGTTGATGGTGTATGTACCAGTACCACCAGTACCAGTACCGTAGCCAGTGATGTAAGTGCCATCGGTTACGCTTGAACCGTCAACATACATACCAACCACAATGGGTGCGCCTTGCAACGTAGCAGTCACGTTCAATACGTTTGAAGACATTGAACCAGTGAAAATCGTGGTGTAAGGGCGAATACCCGTGCCCATGTAAGTTTGGGCTGGGCCTAGAAATAGATCATCAGAAAATTGAGGCATCGTCTGCTCCTTGAAAAGTTTGACGAGATTAAAAACAAGAAGGGGGGAGGGCTTTCACCTTCCCCCCTGTCACTTTACACGCCGGGTGTACCGTACATTGCACGCCAGTCGGTGAAACCAACTTGGTAACGCTCGGTAGCCTTATACCGCATGGTATCGGTCTCGAAGTCACCTTCCATTGTTTTCTCCAACTTACGACGCATCAGAAGTTTCATACCTTCAGGAGCGTCGGTCTGCACCCACCATGCGGTGGCGCTGGTCAGACGCGAGATAACAGCAGCACCCTCGTCCAGCAAGCCGATAGACTTGATGGGGTTGATGTCGTTGTTTGCGTTGCCAGTGCGCAGCACAGACTTCAGCAGCACTTCGGCTTGGAAAATGTTGCCGGGGGCCACCACCAATTGGCGGGGAACCAGACGAATCTTCTTGCCGTTGTTGTCCACTGCTTGGCGGATTTGGATCAGCATCTGCTCCAGAGAAGTCTGGGACAGGTTTGCTGCCGTAGCCAACAAGTTGGACGCAGTGCCGTTGACGATGGGGTGAGCATTGGAGTTCAGTTGAACGCCATCGCCACCGGGGTATGCGCTGTTGAAAGCGCGGTTCAGCACGTTTGCCGACAGAGTCTCTTTGGTTTCAATCAGGGATTGAGCCAAATGCTTGGCATACACCTGACCGATACGGATGTGGTCACCGTCCTCGACCAAAACTTTGGTCAGAGCGAATGCCAAACCAAAGACTTGGTAGACATAGCGCTGGAGGAACAGAACACCACCTTGTTGGTACGACACAGGAGTGCCGTCAGGCAACTGAGGTGCTGCACCAAAACCGTAGAGAACAGGCTCTTCGTGGTAGTTACGGGGGATACCATCCTGCTCGCGGAACACACGGCTCCACTCGTCTTGACGTTGGTCATAGACCCCGTCAAAACATTCGTTTAGGATAGGCTCGACGATTGACCGAAAATCGGTACTGCGCATTGGAGCGGCCATTTTATGTTACTCCTTAGAATGCGTTGATAGTGGCGACATACTGGCTACGGCTCACTTGAACCTGAACCACAGTGTATGCATCGCCCCAAGCGTTATCAACGCCGTTGTACAAACCGATGATGCGAACATCACCAACCGAACCCGAACCAACAGGAGTGGCCGAGATAGTTGCTTGAGACAGACCCGTGGTCGTAGAACCAGCGGAAATGTTTGTGAAGTTTGCTTGATCGCCGATAGAGGTTTGAGCCAGACTGCCATCAGCCTGAATGTCGTAAACGATATTCGGGTCAGAATAGTAGTAAGTCACTTCAGAACCAGTGGTGTATGCAGTGCTTGCAATCCATTGGTTGCTGATTTGGCGGCGCCCGTTCAGATCAGTGTACTCGTGACCAGCGAAAGCACCTTGATAGGCACTACCAGCAGTCGCAGCAATGATGTTTCCAGACGTGTTAAGTGCTACAGGCTGGCCTTTTAAGATACCAGTGCTATAGCCAGAGGCAATACCGTTAGCCAACGCGACAGCGCGATCCAACCCAGAAGGGTGAAACGATGGGCGCAGACCAAACGGAGCATTAGTTGAAGACATAGTCTTACTCCTTGTTTGTTTACAAAAACCTTATCCGAAAAATTCGGGGGCAGGTATCGGTTTGTCTAGACTGTCCATGCCTTCGCCTTCAATCTGACCCAGTGGTCGCCCACGGCTATCGCGTCCAACTTGTTGCTCCGCCTGCATGCGAATTTTGTTCGCTTCTTCCTGCGGTGCATCGTGGTGAAAATGGGCCATTACTGCCTGATACCGTTCCATCGGAATCTTAAACAGCAACATCTCATTACACGCAATAAAACCAACATGCTCTCCAGCCTTTACACGGTAATTCTCAAACCCCGGATACTCCTCTGATTTAACAGGGACGTAACCAAGACGAATCCGCTTGTCGATGCTGTCGTAACTGTTCGTCGTCGAAAGCCAGCAAAGGTGCCAACCCTTTGTTTCGGGTACGGCGGGCAATGCGCTTTGTGTCCACTCATCCTTCCACATTTTTATCTGTTCGTCGGACGATGCAAACTGTTTCTCTGGGGCCTCTCGAACTGGATCGAGACTTGCGCGACTTTCGCGTCCACCATTAGAAAGATTTTTTTTAAGACGGGAATCCATAATTTACTCCTTTTAATAACCACTATTACGTTGCTGTCGTGCATATTGAGCGTAGGTTTTAATCATCTTCGCTCGTTTTTCAGGGTTGTCCCACATGCCAGCCTCTTTGATTGCACTAACCTGTTCCCTCGAAAGGGTGAACTGATTACTGCCACCTCGTGATGCTGCGGATTCACGCCCTGAGCCAGTTACAACATTTCGCGGTCGTCGCTGAGTCGGTTTCTCGTCTGCGTAATCATTATACCTATGTGGTAGGTATCTCTGCAAGCGATTGTCAAGTTCTTCCCAGTATTCTGCGGACTTGGGGTTCCAACCTTCAGAACCCATCGCTTCGTCAATGGCCAAAGCCACTTTTGAGTCGGCATCCCCGCCTTTGGGGTCGTACCAACGGTTGTTTGACATCCAAGTGCTGGCATGGTTAGCCACCGCAGGGTCTGGCGCCTGAATTGTGCGTTGACGCTGTGGTGCAGTAGCCTTTTTCTTGATGTTTTCAAGCGCTTCGGCGTTTCTGCGGGCCTCAAACCACATTTCCTGCGCGTTTGCCAGCAAATTACCGTCGCCAACAGACGTAGCCTCGGACATTTTCTGTTTTGCGAAGGCAATACGGTTCTTTTGCTCCTGAATAGCCGAATTTATGCGAGCAATTTCGCTTCCATGCGACTTTTTCTCCAAAACAGCCAGCCGATCCAGCAATTCTTGGTTTTGGCGCGACAACATGTCCATTTTGAGGTTTTTTTCCTCTTGGACTTGCTTGTGGTACTCCTTACGGCGATGGCGTTTCAGGCGCTTTTGCTCCCGTAAAGCCTCTGCCTCGGGGTCAACGAACCCGCCACTGGCCATTTCTTCCTGTCTGGCACGCTCATCGTCCTCATCAGTGTCGTCTGGTGTCTCTGAAGTGACAACTTTCTGTTGCTCATCAGGTGATTCAATGCTATCTGGCAAGTCGATGATGGCTGAACCATCTGCCGCCTCCTGAATCTGAATCACTTCCTGTGCTTCTTGCTCTGCTGTGTTGTTACTCATATGAACGCCCTCATGGCAAGTGGGTTACCAGTGACCTTGGCAATCACTTCGTGGTCGTTTAGAACCATAAAGAGGGCTGGGTCTTCGGTGTCGTCTTCGCCGAAGACTTTTACTTCCCAGCGATCACCGCCCCACTTGGGCACGCGCAGGTAGTCACCCACTTCGCACCAAATTCCCTCTACCCACGGCTCCATAGTGTCGCGTTTTTTAAACGCCAATGGCCCAAGCGCAATTACTTTTGCAACCATGTTTTGCCACTTTTCGGTTTCCCGTGTTTCGTTGGGCAAAATCAAGCCGCTTTTAAGCATTTTTTTTGATCGACGCAGTTGTACCAAAACTCTTGCGCCAAGTGGAATCGCTCCGGGGTCTACAGCGGGAAAGGCTTCCTGCAAATCGGCGTCAGTAAACGCCTCCGGTTCATTCATTTTCATCTTCTTCCTTTAGAAGTTGGTTGAGAATTTCAAGGGCTTCTCCAAGACCCGCATTGATACCGACCAGACGTTGATAAGCCTCGTAAGTCATGCAGTTGCCCGCAATGACCGACGCGCCTATCTCGTCTTGCCGCGCTTTTACAGCGCCGATGAAGTCGGAAACGTATCTCATGCGTTCTTGCTGTCAACGCCCTTGTTCGTAAAGTTCCCGTGGTCAGAATTGGCCAAGGGTTGAGTCGCTTTCGATTGCTCTTTCAGTTCGCTTCCATTGATCCATGCGCCAGTAGCGTTGCGGTGTTGCTGACGTACTGTTTCAGATTGCTCTTCTTTCAAGGTTACAGCCATGTTTATGCTCCTAAGTTACGTTGGGTTGCTCTTTGCAAGTCAAGCGCGGTGCGCTCTTGCTCTTTTTGCAGTTTGGCCTCGTCTACCGTAAGGTCTGCCGCTTTCATCCTCTCTGCTGTGAGGTTGTTTTCGGTGTTCATGGCGATACGAGCCTGCAAATCTTGTTGCTTGACCTGCAAATCCTGCTGGTCGCGGGCTGCGCGACGCTGAGTTTCTGCAAGGGAAGCCTGCAATACAGCCTGCGCCTCTGCATCTGGAGGTGTGGGCGGTGGTTGAACCATCTGCTGCATGAGGGCACCGAGTTTCTCCAGCGCTGGCATGACGCCTTTGAATACTTCTGCGGTGTCCAATTTGACGTGGTCGCCTGCAACAGCAAAGGCTTTGTCGATGGTGGCAGCCATTTTGGAATCCTCGTATGGCCCAAGTTTGATGTTGGTGCCCGCCGTGACGTAGCCTTCCATCTGTTCCTTGTACCAAAGCAGCATGTGTTGCTTGATGTGTTCCATTGCTTGGGGAACATATTTCTGCGCAATGAGTTTGTTTGATCCCAAAATTGGGTCGAGCGCAAAGGTAAGGTGCGTCTGGATGTGAGCCAAGTGGTCTTGGCCGGGATACGCAAACGCAGACTTGCCCAATGCCATCGCCGTGTTCTCGTCGGCAGCGTTGTTCTCTGCTGGCTTGTTGGCGTTGGGAATAAGTTCCTGAATGTCTGGAATCTTCAACTGCTTGAGCATGCGAGTCATCACTGCACGCTGGTCAAAAATGGTCATGCCTGCTGGCGAACTGGACAACTGAAGCACAGCCTGCATCTGAGCCATGCGCTGGGTCTCAGAGAAAATGTGCGGATCGCTGACAGGGATGATGTCGCTGTTGGTGGAGAAGTCTTCCTTCGTGATGGGCAGATCAACCACCATCTCGTTGCGACGCATATCGTCCAAGTACCAACGATTGATGCGTCCCAGAATCTGCAAGACGCGACGCTGGCTGTTGTGCAAGCGGGCGTGGATCGACGAAAAAACTGCGGCTCCCTGCTCAATCAGCGCTTGCGTAGTGCCAACAGGCATCTGCGAGGTGGCGTCGGCGATCTTCTCTTCTGCCGTGGTCACAACGCCCTTGGCTGCTTTGTCCAGCCAGCCGAGCAATTCAAACAGCACGGGGCTGGGCTGGTTGAATGGCATGGGCATGGCCACTTGGCGAATGTCGTTGACTCCCGGCCCTGCTTCAATCTCGGTAACCTGAGTCATCTCGACGTTTTGAGACTGTCCGCTGATCTTGGCACCCTTCAACTTCAGCATGGTGGCCGAGTTGTTGATGTGCGCAGTGTCCAGCA